CGCAAAGCCTGACTTCCTTGATTTAGATCATGACGGCAATGAAAAAGAGTCAATGAAAAAAGCCGCTAAGGACAATGTACGTGTGCACAAAGGCACATACGGTACTGAATATGATCCTGGTGAAGATGACGAAGCCGCAAAAGAAAAAAGAAAGAACTACAAACACCGTGTTGATGTTAAGGGTCGCAAGCCAAATGAAAAACCTGCTAAAGCAAACTTGCCAGCAGATCCATTTGGTCGTACAACAGGTGATGTACCAAAAGGTAAAAAAGGTACAAAGATCAAAGGCAAAGGCAACATTGATGAAGTAATCACAAAGAAAACTTCAGCTGGTGAAATTATACATGATTTCCAAAAGTCTAAGAATCCTAAGTTTGCCGGTAAGAGCAAAGAGCAACGCAAGAACCAAGCACTAGGTGCTTACTATGGTATGCATCCCGAAAAGAGTAACAAGAAAGAAAGTATGCGTGAAAGCACAGACTACAAAAAACAAAACTTCCTATTTGAAAGTTTTAACTTTGCCAACATGATGAAAGAAACAGATCAAACTGTTCAAGAAATGTTGACAGAATTACAAAAAGACATTGCTACATTTAAAATGACCGGCGAGTGCAGTCCAAAATTAGATGCATTCCTGCGTGTACATGGACATGCTAAAAAACAACTAGCAGATGAAGCTAAATCAGTTCCTAACTATGAAGTGCCAGCAGTACAACGTAAAGCCGCAGGAGAGCCTGCACTAAGTCTAGGTGATGTGCAAGCACACGATACAAATCGTAGTATGCACCCTGGCATGACTAAATTAGATGCTCCAAAGCCTGCACATCATCATATTCATGATGAACTAGATGAACTTGCTGAACTTGCAGGTATTGGTAAAGTACATGAAATGCACGAAGGTACATGCAATGAATGCGGTATGTATGAAAGTAGTTGCGAATGTGATCACATGGATGAAGGTAATCCGTTGACTAAAGGCCTAGCAGATCCTAGTATCAAAGTTGGTGAAAAGATTCCTGGAACAGACGCAGTTAAAACAAAACAACTTAAAGAAACAGAATGTCCCACATGCCATAAGGCGCCATGTGAATGTGATCTTGAAGAAGGTAACGAATTCAGTGGCGAATTAGTAAAAGCTCGTGCACAACACAAAGATCATTTTACAGTTGACGGACATGAGTATCCAGTAAAAGAATCAACTACATTAGAAGACATGGCTAGACTAGCAGGTATTGCAGTAGAGGGGAAAGACTACGGTGATACAACATACCCAGAAGCACCAACATATGACAATACACCTAACGAAGAAGTTCAAGGCGAAGACGTATTGCTAAAGGGCGGTGACGGTGAAGTTGCTGGTGGTGAAAAAGTTATGCGTAAGTCAGGTTATAAGCACGGTGACAATCCACTGGCTATGAAAGAATCAGAAATTACTGCCGCTGACTTAATGAAAGAAGCCTCAGCCTTTGATCCTATTGAAGCAATGGGTCGTAAGTTAATGCAACAATACGAATCTATTAAATTACAAAAATGAAAATAAGCGAAATTATCACTGAAGATTTAGAATTGCATAAGCAGTTTGACATCATTGAAGAAATGGTTGAGTCTTGGGCTAGCCAACACGGAGTCGACAGTGATTTAATTTGGGAAGATCTTGAGTCAGTAGATGATGAAGAATTATTGGCTGAAGCCGAAGCATGGCAAACTAGCAAGGGTAAAAATAAAAACGGTGGTTTGAACCGTAAAGGTGTAATGAGCTATCGTAGAAGTCATCCTGGTAGTAAACTACAAACCGCGGTAACTACTAAGCCCAGCAAACTTAAAAAAGGCAGCAAAGCAGCCAAGCGCCGTAAGAGTTTTTGTGCAAGAATGAAGGGCATGAAGAAACATCGTGCCGGTGCAAAAACTAAAAGAGATCCAAATAGCCGTATTAATAAGGCATTAAGAAAGTGGAACTGTTGATGAAAACGTTTTTAGATTATTTGGCAGAAGCCGAGGGAAGACAGATTACCGAAAGTAATGGACCGGATGACGTTCCGGCTGATCATACCAAACTTCATGGACCACATGCTGCTGCAATGAACGGTGCAATATCAACACCTGATATCAGCAACAATAAATCATTTGGTCGCCAATATACTCAAATGCGTTATTTTATTGCATTAGCTGGTGCACACGCAGATAAAGATAAAAGTGAAGAAATGGATCCACAAGGTGCTTTTAGTGGCGATCCTTTAGCATTGGGGTATACCCAAGAAGAAGATAAAATGATTCAAAACGCTCTTGACATGGTCAATGGTGGACGTGCATTGCCCATGGGCAGTAAGCACAGTGAAGAGCATACAGATGTTTATAAAGTAAGTCCACATCGCAATCCAGGACCAATTAAACTAGCTAAAAAATGAAAATCAACGAGATTATCATAGAAGGTGTTGGGAGGGCTGCAGAACATCCCGATCATGCTAGTCATGCCAATACTGGTGAGTGGCAATTTCGTGATATCGGTGGTTACAATCCTACATATAATATAAACAGAATTATGATGGCCGCGGCAATGGCTGACGGTGGTGATAAACCTGTTGACATGGACGAAGCCAGTTGGGTAAGTGTTTATAATGTAGCAAGACCTTATTCAGATGCCGAACACAAAATGATGAAACAGGCATTTAAAACCGTTAAAAGCGAAGTACATCATACAGAGACTGATCATAAAAGTCGCGAACATCCCAACACACATACTGTAAGTCCACACCACAAACCCGGACCTATCAAACTAAAACGCAAATGAAACAAATTCGTGTAACGTCAGAACACTTTGTGCCCAAAGGCGAACAGGGATATCCTGACGCCGGTATGCATCCAGATGACTTGCGTAGATTAAAACAATTAGCTGGCATGGTAGTCAATGAAGATTATTATCAAGCTGGTGGGCACGATCCTGCAATTGATGCACCCAATAGCGCAGACCAGGATATGCCAAGCCCACTAGGTAGCAATACAAGCATTACTGGTATGGAAAAACGTAGATTAGAAAAAGCAAATAATATTAAACCTGGAACACCTGAATGGTTCCAACTTTGGTTTAGCCACCCCTATCTCACTGGAGAAAAGCCAATTGGAGATGGTCCGGCACCGCAATATAAAAAATTGCACAACAATGATTTAGACGGCATCGTTAAATCTAAAAAATGAAGTTTGTTACCAATGGCACATTTGCCATTCCCTTAATACCAGAATGCCGACTACTCGGATTACAAAACTGGGCTATGGCAAACGCCTTTAGTATTCAAGAAAATAATTATGCACATCTAGAATTTATTATTCCCTATAGAAATTCATATGATAGAATTATACGAGGAATAGCTGCCGACTTGCACGAAATTATGTTGGATAATAATATTGTAAATTTAAATAAACAATCTTGGACAACTGTAAAAGATATCGCGCTACCCTACATTATAAACTGGTTTAACTCAATAGGGCATTTCCCTATACAAAAACCGTTTTGTCATTCAGCATATTTTGTAAGTTATTTGGCGTCGGACATTCCCGAATCTAGGATTTTAATTGATGTGATTAATATAGAAAATATAACATCTTATATAAAATCAAAATATAATATAGCAATAACCAAAATACCCGAGAATCCCCCAAATTTTTATGATTACACAGTCCCTTACTGGGAAATAGATAATTTGTATAACACAAATGAAAACACCAGACGCCTAATAGACATCTGGTGTAAAGAGGATGCTAGGCTACTATCGGTTCGCAACCTTCTTGTCAGTTCCTAAATATTGATTCCAACTTGCTTGCCTAACTGTAAAAGGCATTTCCTTCCACTTTTTAACTAATGCATAGTAGTCAGGTTTGTAGGGTTTAATCCTTGGTAAGATGTTTGTCTTACTACCTTTATTAAAGTTACAGGTCTTGCAAGCGGTCACACAGTTAGTCCAATTAGTTTTCCCGCCACTGACACGTGGTGTGACATGATCAATAGTCAAATCTTCAAAGTCAAACACATCATTACAGTATTGGCATTGGAACAAGTCTCGCAGGTACATATTGTATCGACTAAAACGTACACCCTTTTTAAAGTGAAAGTAATCTTTAGTAACACATACACTGGGAACGTTAATGGCTAACTTTTCGCTACGAATTATCCAATCTGGATAAGTTTCTAGTACGTGGACACGACCCAAAAACATTAATTTGATAGCATGTTGCCAATTAATTACACTAAGTGGTAAAATTGAAATCGGCTCGTAATTTGAATTTAAGAGCAGGGTATCACTCATTTTAAATATTTATAGTTAAGAATGTTAAATATACATATATTATAACGGAAATATTACAAATGAGCAAGGATTTAGAAACAGCAATTATCCGAAGTCCATACAAAGCAATGAGTATGACTGAAGAGCAGATTCTTGAATTTGCCAAATGTGCTGATCCGGTAACTGGTCCCGAGTACTTTATGACCAATTACTTTTATATTCAACATCCTACTCGAGGCAGTATTCAATACAAGCCCTATGAGTATCAGGTACGACTAATTGATGCTTATCACAGTAACAGATTCTCAATAAGTCTCATGCCCCGCCAAACAGGTAAAACAATAAGTGCCGCAGGATACCTGTTATGGTTTGCTATGTTTATTCCGGATAGTACAATTCTTGTTGCGGCACACAAGTATCTGGGCGCACAGGAGATCATGCAACGTATACGCTACAGTTATGAAAACTGTCCGGACTTTATACGTGCCGGTGTTACTAGTTACAACAAAGGATCGTTAGACTTTGAAAATGGTAGTCGTATAGTAAGTCAAACAACAACCGAAAACACTGGTCGAGGTATGTCCATATCCTTACTGTATTGCGACGAGTTCGCATTCGTGAGGCCCACTATTGCCTCGGAGTTTTGGACTGCTATTACTCCCACATTAAGTACTGGTGGTAAGTGTATTATTACTAGTACTCCTAACAGTGATGAAGATCAATTTGCACAGATATGGCGAGCAGCAAATGATACATTTGATGCACAGGGTAATACAACCCCACTGGGTAAAAACGGATTTAAAGCATTTACTAGTAAGTGGCAAGAAACTCCGGGACGTGACCAAGCCTGGGCCGATCAAATGCGTAGTCAACTAGGTGAAGAACGTTTTAGGCGTGAGATGGAATGTGAATTCATTATCTTTGACGAGACACTTATTAATCCTCTTAAACTTGTCGAGATGAGTGGTATAGAGCCTATAGAAAAACAAGGTCAAGTACGTTGGTATAAAAAGCCCAACAAGGGCAGTATATATGTAGTGGCATTAGATCCAAGTTTAGGTACTGGTGGTGATCCTGCGGCCATGCAGATAGTCGAACTGCCCAGTATGATGCAAGTGGGTGAGTGGAGAGATAATAAAACTCCGGTTCAACGCCAAGTCCGTATCCTACAAGAAGTAACGCAATATATCAATGATTGTATAGGTCGAGAAACTGACATTTACTATAGTGTGGAGAACAATACTCTAGGTGAAGCTGCCCTGATTGAAATTGCCAATATTGGTGAAGAAAACATCCGCGGAATATTTCTAAGTGAACCCGCTAGATCAGGCACAGGTAGAAGCTACCGTAAAGGTTTCACAACTTTAAGTAAAAGCAAGATTGCTGCCTGTAGCAAGTTAAAGAACTGGGTCGAAACAACCAAACTTAAAATAGCCAGTAAGATGTTTATAAGTGAATTAAAGAATTTTGTGGCAAAAGGTACTAGTTTTGCAGCAAAAATAGGCGAAACAGACGATTTAGTTATGTCAATGTTGCTGGCAATACGTATGATGCAATTGATACAAAACTTTGATGCTAGTATTGATGAAACATTGCGTAGCGATGAAGAATTTGTCGCACCTATGCCCTTCATCATGATGTAGCATAAATAACAAATATACTAGAGATTTAATATGTCACGTGAAGTAGAATCCATTGCAGTAGCCCTATTTGATAAAATCCGTACCAGATTTGAAGATGTTAGGCTGGGAGATGAAAAATCCAAGGCTACAACAGATCCTGAAAAGGCTCGCTTTATCAACTTTGATTACGCAGTCAACGGACAAAAAGTTGGAAGCATCACATTGAGTTTGATTGATGAAAATAGTCTTAAGATTTATTATGGTAAAGATATTGTCGATAATCTTAAAGAATTAGACGCATCGACAGGAGAAGACTCCGAGCATGGATCGGCTGAAGAACAGTGGTATAATTTTTTACGTGGTGTGCGCAAATTTGCTAAACGCAATCTATTGAGTTTTGATGCTCGCGATATTGCTAAAAAGAATTTGCAAGTCAAAGATGTTAAACAACAGGCAAAAGCAGATGCAACATTAAGCACCGATGATATTTCAGTTACAGAAAGTCGTATGCATGGCACTAGTCGTAGCAGTTATCAAGAATGTGGCCCGGTTAGAATTATTGTAAGACATAGCGACAATGTTGATGAAGAAAAACGCGGAGCCAGAACACGTAATGTTGAATCAGTATTTGTTGAAACGCATCTAGGCGAACGCAGATTATTACCATTTAAAAATTTACACGGTGCTAGAGCAATGGCACAACATATGAGCCAAGGTGGTGATGTTCATGACGATCTTGGTGAAGGTATCACACACATGGTAACCGAAATGGAAGCTATGAAACATTTTGTTCGCGGAGCAAAGCGTAGACAATTTGAAGATGCAGATACAATAGAAATGGCACAGTCTGCAATCAATCGCTATAATCAACTAAAACACAAACTACGCCACATCGGCGGGCGTCGTGGTTACGGTGACTATAAATTAGAATGCTATAGCCCACAGGCACATGATGACGAAGAAATAAATTTACAAGAGTTGCGTGACCGTTTTGCCAAGAAGATTTATAATGATAAATTTGATGAAGCATTGCCCTACGTATATAGAGCTTATATGAACGATAAAAAACAACAAGAAACACCGATGGCCGAAGAATTTGAATCTTGGGCAAATGAAGTAACCGAAGGCACTTGGCAACTTCCCGATCAAGATGAAGATATACAAGAATTAGATAAAATCATGCAACACCCATTACCAGTTGGTGATGATGCTGAAAATGCCACCGGAGTATTGTATAATATTATTGGGGACGATGAATTGTTCGACAAACTGGGTATGTTGGCTGATGCCGAAAATGGTGATGCAGATGCCCGTGGTGTAGTTATTGATTGGTTAAGAGATCATAGTTACACTGAACTAGCAGACAGATATGACCAATTGTATACTCAAAGTAATGCACCATTACAAGCACAGGCACAACAAAACCAACAAGATGCTGCAGAAATAGCCGCACAGGCCACAGGCCAAGGGCAATATGGTGGTCCTGGAACTGCTAACCCTAGTCCTCAAGTAAATCCAGCAAACGAGAGCACAGACCCGTTAGCGTTTATGCGTAAATTGGCTGGATTACATAAATAAATATATTAAAGGAATTAAAAATGGACCCAAGATTTTTTAGAAAGTATGCAGATCTAGTAGAATCTGCAGAAAAAGATTTACCTGTTCAACAATTAAACGAAGGCATGCTTGATAGTTTAGTTAACTGGGCAAAAAACAAAATACAAGGATTAGCCGACAAAGCGTCCCCCGAAGAAAAACAAGCCATTGTTCAAATGGTAACTCAGGCCAGCGGTGGACAAAAACCAACATTGAATTTATCTACAATTAAAAATGTAGCGGCACAACTAAAACCAGTTGCAGCCGGAATTAAACAAAAAGCTGACCAAGTTAAACAACAAGGACAAGGACAAGCTCAACCGGGACAGGCTCCAGCCACCAATGAAGGTTGGAAAGATACATTTGCTAAATGGGGCGGACAAGCAGCACTAGCAGGTGGTGCAGCTGCTGGATATGCTGCAGATAAAGTAAGCGACATAGCAACGGCAACAGGCAATGCCGCTGCCGCTGATGTATCTGCTAGATTTGCAGATGGCCAATTGATGAACATTATGCAATGGGAAGTAGCCAAAATGACAGCATCAAATCAAGCCAGTTTTAATTTGGATTTGGCTACATACGCATTGGCTGCTCTGTGTGTATGTCTTGTAATCTATTCATGGTTGCATGGACAAGGTGACTTTCCTGGAGTTAGTTGGAAAGGCAAATAAACTGATCCAAATCATTTTATCCAAAGGCACAAAAATTTGTGCCTTTTCTCTTGTTTAATCATAAATAATATTGTATACTGCGGGAGTGCTGTATACATTTAGGCACATTATTAAGGCATTTATTAAGGAGAATTATTATGGCCATGACACTAGCAGAAATTAGAGCAAAACTACAAGCCAACGAGAACCGCGGATCAAGTGGTAAATCACAAGGCGACAACGCAATCTACGCACACTGGAACATTCCAGAAAACACAACAGCTCGCGTAAGATTCCTTCCCGACGCAAACACAAAAAATTCCTTCTTTTGGGTAGAACGTGCAATGATTCGTTTACCATTTGCAGGTATTAAAGGTCAAGCAGACAGCAAACCAGTTACAGTACAAGTTCCCTGTATGGAAATGTACGGTGGCGCATGTCCAATCCTAGCTGAGGTACGTCCTTGGTTTAAGGATGCTAACTTGGAAGAAATGGGTCGTAAGTATTGGAAGAAACGTAGTTATTTGTTCCAAGGCTTTGTTCGTGAGAATCCAGTTAGTGATGACAAGAGCCCCGAGAACCCAATTCGTAGATTTATCATTAGCCCACAGATCTTTAACTTGATCAAGAACGCATTGATGGATCCAGACATGGAAAATTTACCCACAGACTATGCCGCTGGACTTGACTTTAATATTAAAAAGACAAGCAAAGGTGGATATGCTGACTACAACACATCCACATGGGCACGTAAAGAAACTGCTCTTAATGCTGATGAAGCAGAAGCGATTGAGAAGTTTGGTTTGTATGACCTAAATGACTTCTTACCAAAACAACCCACAGACGTTGAATTGAAAGTGATCAAAGAAATGTTTGAGGCAAGTGTAGACGGGCAACCTTACGATCCAGATCGTTGGGCAAACTACTACAAGCCCAGTGGTTTTAAAGGTGGTGAAGGTGTTGATGCAGATGCATTACCCGAAGCTAAACCAGTTGCACAGGCTAAACCTACACTGGCAGTAGTAGCACCTGCCCCAGTAGCAGATGTTGAAGATGATGTTCCAGAAGTAAGTGAGCCAGTAGTGGCACCAGTTGCACCAAAAGCTTCAAGCCAAAAAGCTGAAGACATTTTGGCAATGATTAGAAACCGTAAATCTACAACTTAAATTGTAGATGCTTGTGTCAGCAGGGGTAACGGTCCCCTGCTTTTATACCATCATGCTATCATATTTAGATCCAACATTATTTCCAGATCAATATAAGATATATGAATTGACTCCAAGTCAGTTTGTATATCCTATATATAAAAATGCCAGCAGTACGATTGCACAAATTGCGTTGGCGGAGGTGCCCTATTATAAGCACAATCAAATAAAAACAATCCAAATATATCTACGAGATCCTTTTGATAGGTATGTAAGCGGGGTGCAAACTTATTTGAATCATAACCCAGAATTTGATCGTGAGACTGCGTTAAAGTTTATAGAACGATTTTTATTTTTAAATAGTCATTTTAGTCTACAGTTTCATTGGGTGGTAAATTTAGCAAGGCACAGTGATGCTTGGTTGCAATTTAAGCACATTGATGAATTAAAAGACACAACAACCCAGATGTGGAATACATTGACTAGAGATCAATCACTAATAGATCGTTTCCAATACAATCATAAATTAAACTACTATTTAATGTTAGACAAAGTTTTATATGAAGATTTTATGGGGCAAACCGCAAGTTTTCATCAGATATGTGCGCACGTGCAACACAAATATCCAGCACTATATAAAGAAGTAATTCAAAGAAGTAAAGACTTATGTGGTGTCCTAGACTAGAACATTTTGTTAGATTCAATCCTGACGGCACGGTTAGTCGTTGTGGTCATATGGTTAGTGCGCCCAAATTCCAAAGCCTTCACGAAATGGACCATAGCCTTTGGAGACAAAATGTAGAAGCAGAGATGATGAATGGCATTTGGCCCCGAGAATGTGTAAGATGTCAAGAGACTGAAACAGAATCTGGTACAAGTATCCGAACACATGCCTGGGAGTTTCACAAAGAACAAACTCGTAAAGATTATTTGATTGTGGGCGGAGTCTTAGACAATACTTGCAATAGTGCTTGTATGACTTGTAGTGAGCAACTCAGTACAAAGATAGGTAGTTTAAAAAGCCGCCAATTTCCTATAGTAGATAACTCTGATAAGTTTTGGAGTTTACCTTTAGATAGGATAGAGCATTTAGATATAAATGGTGGTGAACCTAGCTACAGTAAAAAATATAAACACATACTATCTAACTTACCACCAAATGTAAAAAGTGTAAGACTTAATACAAACTGTAGTACAGTATTACAAGAACTTTTACCTATTATATATCGAGGAATAAAAGTCACAGTGACAGTGAGTTTTGATGGTATAGGTGAAGTACATGACTTTGTGCGTTGGCCCATCAAATGGGCGGAGTTTTACGAAAATTTAATGATATATAAAAGTATGCCCATAAGACTAAATTTATGGACCACAGTTAGTGTACTAAACCAACATCAATTACCTGAGATAATTGCATTCGCTAAACAACACAACATTGATCATGAATACGCATATCTAAAGCGTCCCGAAGTTTTGAGCGTGGATAATAAAGATCAAGCATCAATTGACCGATATATACAAGAACAAAAACAATTGAGAAATATATGAAATATTTTGTAGAGTTAGAGTGTAATGAGATTGATAAAATATCTAGCAATATATATGATTTTATAAAACAAGATTTAGATTCAAACAATTTTAAATACGGGTGGAATTTTGTTGACTGTAAAAAACTATTGGCCACAAATACAGAATTAAAATATTTTTTTAAACAACATAAATTAATACCTAGGCATGCTGCTATTACCTTAGTAGAAAATAACTCGCACTTGACTAGACATATAGATGAATTACCTGTAGTCGCAAAAATTAATTTTCCAGTAATCAATACAAGTGGATGGGCCAATCGATGGTATGTTGATGGTGTATTAGTTGCAGAATTACTGGACATGAAGTTGCCAATAGCGTTCAATAGTCAAATTGAGCATAGTGTAGAAATAATAGACGCACATCATCTACCGCGCATAATAGCAAGTTTTACATTCCATAACGAACCGATAGAATTATTAAAATGAAAATAGCAATTACAGGACACAGTGCCGGAATAGGTCAAGCATTGGCAACAATATATCAATCTCAGGGTCATGAGATTGTGGGTCTAAGTAGACGCAATGGCTACAACATTCGAATAATTCCCAAATTGGCAGGTGTGATAGAGCCCTGTGACCTGTTTATCAACAATGCACAAGTGGGGTTTGCACAAACAGAATTGCTTTTTGACGTAGCTAAACGGTGGCAAAATACCGGCAAACATATTATTAACATCAGTACAATGATGACACAACAACCTGTGCCCACAATACCGGGGTTGGGTATGGTAGAATATCGTACACAAAAGATTGCGTTGGAAGAAGCAGTAAAACAACTGAGACATCAGAGATTGGGGATTAAACTCACAATAGTTCGTCCTGGGAAAATCAATACCCAGGGTGATGGTGGTACCGATCCTGCAATATGGGCGCAGGAACTAGTTGATATATTAAATAAAAATTTACCTATACCGGATATATCATTATTATGACCCCAAAAGATATGCTGACTAACTCCAATTTTTGCCCTGTGCCCTGGACTGGATTAATGTATAATTTTGATGGCATTGTTAAAAATTGTATAAGAAGTGCTGACACTATGCCAATTGGTGATATAAAAATTGACAACATTGGGGATATATTGCTAGGCGATGAAAATCAATCAAGACAATCTAAGATTATTAACAAGTTGCCAGTGCCTAGTTGCCACACCTGCAAAGATTTAGAAAACAATAAAAAGGGTTTTGACATCATCAGCGATCGTGTTTTTTACATAAGAGAATTAAAGGATATCCCGGTAAAAACATACGAAGATGGAAATTTTGATTTATACACGACGGATATTCGTTGGACTAATTTATGCAATCAAGCATGTGTTTATTGTAGCCCAAAATTTAGCAGCCGATGGGCAAGTGAATTGAATACTACACAGGTATTACCAACTGACCAACAACGAGCTGATTTTAAAGAATACATATTTAACCATGCAAAGAAGTTAAAACACGTTTACTTAGCTGGGGGTGAACCATTGCTGATGAAAGAAAATTTAGAGCTATTGGATTTACTTGACCCCAACGTCAATTTGAGAATAAACACCAATCTAAGTAAAATAGATACTAAAATTTTTGATCTAGTATGCAAGTTTAAAAACGTACACTGGACAGTCAGTGTAGAGACAATTGAAGAAGAATACGAATATGTTCGTTATGGCGGCTCTTGGCAGGACTTTTTGAACAATTTGCATACTATAAAGGGACTTGATCACAAAATATCCTTCAATATGCTATATTTTTTATTAAACTATCAAAGTATGTTTACCTGCGTGGAATATCTTAAAGGGCTAGGGTTTCATAATAATAGCTTTATAATTGGGGCATTGCTGACTCCGGATTACCTAAATATTAGACATTTGCCAAAAAATCAGTTACAATCAATTAAAGAAAAACTGATTAATCTTATAAAACAAAAACCTGGATTTCTATTAGAAGATAGTTATAAAAATCTTTTGAGTTATGTAACAATGCCCTATGAAGCAAACTTACCAAACTCATTTAGACAGTTAGCTCTATTAGATCAAAGGCGTGGATTAGACAGCAGTAAAATTTTTACACAATTATATAAACTTAAGGAAAGCAATTATGGGCAAACCATTTGACGTAAGCAAATTTAGAAAATCAATTACAAAAAGCATTGACGGTATCAGTGTAGGCTTTAATGATCCTACTGATTGGATCAGCACAAACAACTATGCACTAAATTATTTGATTAGTGGGGACTTTTATAAAGGAGTACCATTAGGCAAAGTTACTGTGTTTGCCGGAGAATCTGGTGCTGGTAAAAGTTTTATCTGCTCAGGTAATTTAGTATCCAATGCTCAAAAAGCAGGGGTATATGTTATCCTTATTGATACAGAGAATGCCTTAGATGAAAAATGGTTGCATGATTTAAATGTAGACACCAGTGAAGACAAACTATTAAAACTAAACATGGCAATGATCGACGACGTTGCTAAAATGATCAGTGAATTTGTTAAAGAATATAAATTGATACCTGAAGGAGAGCGCCCAAAAGTTTTATTTGTGGTTGATAGTTTAGGTATGCTATTAACACCCACAGACGTTAATCAGTTTGAAGCTGGTGACATGAAGGGTGACATGGGTCGTAAGCCAAAAGCACTAGCGTCATTGGTACGTAATTGTGTTAATATGTTTGGTAACTTAAACATTGGATTAGTAACAACTGCACACACATACGCAAGCCAAGATATGTTTGATCCAGATGACAAGATCTCTGGTGGACAAGGCTTTATCTATGCAAGTAGTATTGTAGTTGCTATGCGTAAACTAAAACTCAAAGAAGATGAAGATGGCAATAAGGTTTCAGAAGTAAATGGTATTAGGGCTGCTTGTAAGATTATGAAAACACGTTATGCCAAACCCTTTGAATCAGTGCAAGTCAAGATCCCTTATGAAACAGGTATGAATCCTTATAGTGGTTTAGTTGACATGATTGAGGGTAAAGGTTTATTATCTAAAGAAGGTAATAGCCTTAAATATACACTAGCAGACGGCACTATTATTAAAAAGTTCCGTAAAGCATGGGAACGTAACGAAGACGAATGTCTTGACAAAGTTATGAAAGACTATACAGAAAATCCACACCATGTAACCGCAGTAACACAACCAGCAGAGGTGACCGAAGAATGAGCATAGATATAGAAGTACTTGGTGAAGCGTACACAATTTTAAAACAATACATTCCAGTTAAGGATCGTCAAGAAGCCGCAGATAATTTAATGAGCGTTATGGTAGACATGTTAAACGATGTTGATCTTGCTCATTTTAGTGGAACAGACGGTATACTCACAAAAGCCTTTAAAGAATATGTCAATGATGACGACAATGAATCAATCGAGGACGAAAACGAGTACTAGATGGCAAACAAATATTTCCCAATCGAGACTAACACAGCTTGTAGATTAAAATGGGCATGGAGTACAGTATATCTAACTACCGGCAAAACTGCTAGTTGTCATCGGTCAAGCATTGGTACTCTCAATAAGGAAAATTTTTTTAATTTTCATAATTTACCTGAAAAAATAAAAGCAAGGC